GGAATCCGCCGCTGTCCGCATCCTGACCGAAGCCCGTACTGGCGTGCTGTATCCGCACAATCATACGGTACGGTTACTGCGCGAGGCGTGGCTGGCGGGACACAAAGCTGCGAAAAGGGAGAAATTCGAATGAGGCCGGAGTTGCATAAAGAAATGGAAAACCTAGCGTTGTTGAATCCGGAAATGGACAACTTCCTGCGAAAGCAAGGGTTGGAATACGACATCCGTGTAGATGGCTTTCGGGCTATGAAGGGTTACTGGCCGAAAAGTGATGCCCTTGCATTTGGTGCTTGGGCAATTGATTGCTATAAGAAAAAGGGAGAAATCCGAATGACATCACAAGAGCAGGTGCAGTTGGCCCGGTACAAAGAAGCAACCATCCGCGCCGATGACACGATTGCGGCATTGGAACGGACTGTGCTGGTGCAGCGGGAGGTCATCGACCTGCTGCACATTCAGATTGGTCGGATGGAACGGCAGATGGAAGAACTGAGGGCAGCGCTGTGAATCAGGCAGATTTTGACTTGCTGGAACGCATGACCAACATGGACGCCCGGCTTCGTGCCTTGCAGGCAGAACTGGAGCGCGTGGTTATCGACAACCACTTGCTGCGCGAGGAAAACGAACGGCTGCGGCGGCAGCGACCGGAGGCACAGCGATGACACAACTAGAACTGTTCGCCTACGCAATCGTGTTTGCGACGGGCATCTGCGCTGCGGTGTGGCTGACGCTTGCCGGGTGCATTGTGTTCAGCGTGTGGGAGTGGGTAAGGGGTGAGAAGTGAAGGTCTGCTCTCAGTGCCGTGAGGAAAAGCCGCTAGAGGCATTCCGCAATGCCACGCCAATTCGCAAACGGGCGGAGTGCCGTACCTGCGGCAACATAAAGCGGAACGAACGCAAGCGGACGTTACGCAGGGAGCCTGGCAAGAAGACGCCGCAGAAGTTGCTGGACTACAAGAACGCGCAGTACCGCAAGCGCAGGGCGATACAGAAGCTGTTGTCCGGCAAGTTCAAGGGCGACGGACCGTGTTGGTGCTGTCGCAACCAAGCGGTGGGTGAGACGCCCTACCGCCTGTGTATTGTGTGCTTGGGGTAAACATGAAGACTAGCGGATGGCCTTTGGTAGAGGCCGAAATCACTATCAAGTTTGGCGCAACCCATGCCTTGCCAACTATTGGCATTGGTCATGTGCATTATCACCTGTGGACGGTATCCGCTGGGTGGCGGCACGAAATCAATCCGCATCAGGGTTGCACCAAGCCTATGCAGGAAATGTACAAGGAACTGAACGACATTCTCATTACCTTGCGCGACAAAAACCTGAGCAAGATTTTTGACCCTTACCCGGCAACGGCAGAGACGCTAGCCTGCTACATCATGGCAAAGTTGCCTGCCTACTGGATGTTCGTGCAGGTTCAGGCATACGACGGATATCGGGTGCGGGTAGACGCCAATGCTATGCGGTCAGCATGGGCTGAAAAGTACCGAGCGCTACCGTGATTCACTACCACGGCCTGCCCATCACCCCCGCAACGGCCGCACTGGCTGCGGTCGGCGGCAGACACGCTTTTGTGTCATTTGCGCATTGCAATCAACTAACGCTAGCGATAGAGGCGTGCCAGTCGTTTGCAATAGACAACGGGGCATTTAGCGCATGGCGGGCAGGGCATCCAATAACCAATTGGACGGAATACTACGTTTGGGCGGCTGAGTGCCAAAAGATTCCGTCGTGTGACTTTGCTGTTATTCCTGACGTAATTGACGGGGACGAGGCGGCTAACGATGCACTGTTGGATGAGTGGCCGCTACCACGGTGGTTTGGTGCGCCCGTGTGGCATATGCATGAGAGCATGGAGCGATTGGAACGGCTGGCAAGCAACTGGCCGCGCATCTGCCTTGGCAGTTCAGGTGACTTTGCCGTGATTGGTAACAGTTCGTGGTGGGGCAGGATGGCAGAGGCTATGGCGGTGGTCTGCGACAGCGAGGGTCGCCCCAAGGTCAGGATGCACGGACTGCGGATGCTAGACCCTGAGATTTTCTCGCGGTTGCCGTTTGCGTCCGCTGACTCTACCAACATTGGCAGGAACATCGGTATTGACAGTGCCTGGCGGGGAACCTACACCCCGCCTACCAAGGAAGCCCGAGCCATGTTGATTCGACAGCGGATAGAGGCTACCAACGCACCGGCAGTGTGGGGCAAGTTGCCCGACGACGACCAGTTGCAGTTGTTTTAGGCTTTACCCTTCACCCGTTCCACAGACCTGTACGCACCCAAGCCAAGCATACCGAACAGCAGCCCGTACAGGTCGCCCAGTTGCAGCACAGGCGGGGCAGCGTAACCCTGCATGGTGGACCCCCACGCTAGCAGGGGTTGCAGCAGGAACTGGTACAGCAGGCCAAGTACGCAGACCCAGCCGGCGGCAGGACGCCAACCCGACTTGAAGGGGTCAGGCGATGCCGCCTCTACCTTGTTCACCTCGGTCTGCGCGAGGGCCAGTTGCAGGTCGGCTTCCAGTTGCTTGAACTCACCAGCCTGCTGGAGTTTCAGCAACTCCAACTGCGCCGCCGCCTTCTGAGCAGGGTCGGGCAGGACGCGGTCCAGCACCTTTAGCCCGGCATCAATCAGCCCGCCGATGAGTGGGGTCATTTGGAAGCCTCCAGTGCAGTGGCAAAGGTACGCCGCAGCCAGCCCTTGCCGAACGTGTCGAACCCTCGGATGCCGGTGTAGGCAATGCAGCGTTCCGTGGAGAACCGCACCACAGCCTCTGGGAGGCGATTTGCGGCGGCAATCGTGTTGCCCCCCATCACCCCATCCTGAGCGACTCCACAGGCTCTCTGGAGCAGCCGGATAGCCTTGTCGCGGCCCATGTTCACGGCAGCATCGAACAAGCAGATGGCAAGCGGCTCGGGTATCTCGTCCGGTCGCAGGGTGTCCCAGTAGTCTCGCTTGTAGATAGCCTTGGCCTCGTCCTCGGTCAGCCGGAGGATGTCTACGTCAGGGTAGGCACGCTTGCTGATGCCGAAGCGGGTTTCGCCACCGGGGTCTCGCGGGTCGCAACTGTAGCCACCTTCGTGCTTCAGCACTAGCGCGACGGCCTTGTCGAAACTCATGGACACCACCCCTGCCGTGCGCCGCCGGTGTACGGTCGCGCCAGCCCTTCTGCGATGAGGATGGCAGCGATAGGCTTGCCGTCCACGGTAACGTCAGCGTCCACGCGACCGGCGTACTTGTCGGGTTCCACATGGAGCAACTGCACGGAACCGTTTAGCAGGACCGCCAGGCGTTCCTTGGCGGCCAGTGCCGCCGCTTTCTCGGCAGGACACTTGCCCTTCAGTTCCGGCGTGTCGATGCCACGAATGCGGACAGCGGTCACCACATCCACGTTGTCCCACACTGGGACGCGGGCGCGGAAGGTGTCGCCGTCAGTAACGGACAGCACGAAGGCAGCGAAGACGCCAATCATGGTTTGTCGGCCTTGGTGTTGAGCTGGTTGAAAATCTTGTCCAGCATAGCCTTCACTTCCTGCAAGTCCACGCGGTAGTCATCCTTGCGGACGTACTTCTCAGCGGCCTCGTACTGGTGCTGCATGATGGCCTTCTCCAGCGCCGTTTGGTTGTTCCAAAGGGAGCGCAGGAACCAGCCAGCGACGGAGACGGCTACGGCAAGGAGGGCTTCAAACAGTGGCAGGGCTTCCATCATGGCTCCGCGAGGGCGTTCTGACTAGGTGGGGCAAGGGCATTCTGCAAAGCGTTTGCAGCGCCAACTTTACCGCGAATAGCAGGGAAGTTTGGCTTCGGCGTTGGCGTTCTTGCATATGTGCCAATTTTGCCACGACCTGATTTAGCCAAAGCGTTTTGCAACGCCTCACCAAAAGCCGTGCTGTTGATAGTTGACATGGCAATTTCGGCAGCAAGTTTGGGGTTGATTTGCTTGCCGATACGAGCCAAAACAAAGTTAACAACAGAAGAGGGTAGTCCCTTAATCCACGGCATGACGGGCTTGCCTTGAGCATCGGTTGCCAAACTGCGAACGCCACCACCTTGTTTCTGTCCTTCTTTGGAAAGAGAACGGAAATTGGCTTCATGCTCAAGATACCTTTGCGTCTCTTCAATAACAGCACGCAAATCAGGGTTTTGTTTTGCAATGGCTTCTAACTGACTTCTCGCCATTGTAGGCGTGATGTTGTAATTGCTACCACTAAGTTTGGTAAGCAACTTTTCAGCTTCTGCTTGCGCTGCCCTGCTTTGTTCAATGCTTGGCTTGTATTTTGTTTCAAGTTCAGCAATGCGAGTTTTAAAGCCGTCTAGTATTTCAGCGCGAGTGGTAGCGCCAGACTCCTGAATAGCGGCGCGACCAGCAGCACCTGCTTCCTTTGCGGCAGCAATGGCGTCCTTGGTTTGCTGGCGAATCTGATTTTGGCGAGCAGTAAACTCTTTATCAATAGCCGTGACTTGCTGGCGAGTGCCTTCCTTAACTGCGCCATTACGGTCAAGCAATGCGCGTGACTTTTCTCCAAAGGCATTCAACTCATTACGAATGCCCATACCAGCATCATCCAATGCTTTCAGCGCACGCCCATACTTGGCGTTAGACATGAACAAATCATGGGCAGCAGGACGAATTACGCCATTACGGATGACTTCGTTACGGTAGGCATCCAAGATTCCAGCACGAACAGCAGACATGGCCGTTTCATCCGTGCCAAGTGCGCGGACAAAACGATTGGCTTCATCTTCGCCAGACAGAATTTTGCTGACAACGCTTTCAGGGGCTTGAATTTGAACGCCTGTAGAGCCTTCGCGACCAAGGTTAGCAACCCACCCTTTACGGTACGGCTCAATAATTTGTTCTTTAGCAATGTTGCGGGCATTTCTATACGCGGCAGCCGCTTCTTCAGAAAGATTTGCAGCAAGGTCTCCTTCAACGGCGCCTTTGAGTCGCTTCAAATTGCGAATCAAAGTGGCGTCGCCAGCACGTTCGGCCAAATTAAGGTCTGCGTTAATAGACTTGATGAGGGGGTCTATTTCTTCAAGTGTTACCTTTTTTGGAACTTGTACGTTGTATCTTTCACCCGTTAATGGGTTTAATTTAGTTTCAGTAACTGAACCAAAAGTTTGTAGGATTTCGCGTGTATTTAACCCAAGCGACGGGTCAAGTTTAGATGCAATTTCGCCTCCAACTTCACTTGCCATTGCCAAAGTTTTTGCAGGGTTAAAAGGTTCCGGCGCAAGTTTAAACGCAGCGGTATAGGCAGGAGTTACCACGGACTTTTGACGCTCGCCAATAGCCGCTTCACGCTGCTGAGTTACCGTTTCACCAACTTTTAATTGCGAAGTTTCCGGAACAGAACCGGCAATTGCTTGCTGTTCAGCGGCAATAGCAGCCTGCTGCTGCCTAGCTTGTGCGGCAACTTCCGCAGCACGACGCTCTGCTTCAGTTTGAGCAGCTGAAAGGTCACTTGCCTGTTGCTGACTGATGCCAGTAACTTGACCCTGAGTTGCCTGGCGCTGTTGTGCAAGAGCGCGGGCCTGAGCGGCACGCTGAGCGAGTAGTGCTTGTTGCTGTTGTTGACTAAGTGCAGCAGTTTCTTGATTAAGTGCATTGCCCGCATTAGCAGCCGCCTGCTCTTCCCCTACTGCGCCTTCCGCAAGCATATTAGCGCGAGGCTGCAATGCAGCAACTTCGCGCTGACGGAAAAGAGTACCAATGCTTGTATTCGCTTGGCGAGATGTGTCAATCAATGCCGCCAAACCAGAGTTTTGCATGATGGATGCAATTTGCTCAGGGGTATGACCTTGACCTGCAAGCTCTATAGCCTGCTTAACAAGTTCTGGATTTCCTTGCAAAGAATCCATAAAGGCACGAGCTTTAATAGACTCCCGCCCACCTTGCGTAAACGGTTCAAAAAAGTTTTGCGTGTGCTTTATCAAAAAACGCGGAGTGGCAGATGCGGTGTATGCCACACCACCAATTACCGGCGAAATTGGGTCGGTGTACTTAGCAACGGTGCCAAGCGCATCGGCAGTTTTCAAGAAAGCAGGAGCGCTTCTGCTGCCCGCAGCAGTCGCACGAGCGCCAAGGTTACGCAGTCCAGCAGCGCCTCCGGTAGCAACCGTGGCAACGTCAAGACCAACACTTACAGGGTCAGTAGCAAGTGCGTTGTAAAAGCCTTGCTTGCTGCCGTATCGGTCTTTGTAAAAAGAACCCATTGCATCTGCGGTTGCAGCAATTTGCTGTTGACCCTGTGGAGACCCAGCAAGCCTATCGGCCTCAGATGGAGATGCTTGTTCTAAGCGAGTCAAAAAGTCATTTGCGCCAGCGGGCAATACTTTGCGAACGCCACCCTCTACAAGGTTTGTAATGCCTTTTACCGTTTGTACGGGGCTAGTAACCATGCCAACAAGGCCACCAACCACATGACCAAAACTTCTTGGTAAGTTAGTTGCGCCTTCAAGCAAAGTCTCGCCAAGTGTGCGGTCAAAAGAACCGTACGTTTCCGCTTTCGCTTTTTGCCCCGCTGCTTTAGCCTTTCCTTTCAAGGCAACAATAGCGTCAGCAAGTTGCCGCGCATCATCCGTAGCGCCAGCGGCATCGGCGTTTTTTAGCGCGTCATACAACTGCGGAAGGGTTGCCATTACTTGCTCCTGTGCCGTTCAACAAGCGCATCAATATCGCTGCCACTAGCGGACGGCGCAGCGGCATCGCTAGAAGACGGTATGCCACCTGGTCCAACTTTTGCGGCATCGTGAGCGCGTTGGATTTCCGTTAACATCATGTCAAGAGATGCTTCAAAATTGCCGCTAGACATTGCGGAGTCAATAATATCTCGGGCGTGTTGCTTGTCGGAAACCGTTGGCACACCTCGCGGAGCAATGGCACGCGCATACGAGTTAACAAGACTGTTAACCGCCGTGTTAAGGGCAGCATATTGCGGATTGCCAGTTTGTTCGCCAATCCAGCGAGTAAACTTGTTAACACCTTTAAAATCAGAAAGCCCGAGTTTAGCCGCAGTTTGTCTTGCAACTTCAATCATGGCGCGTGCTTCTTGACCGGCCATCTCAAGATTTTGTTGCGTAACGCCGCCAGTACGAGCGCCAGCTGAATTCCTGATTTGCTCAAGGTTTATGTCGGACAAATTGACGTTGGGGTTATTCTGAAGTGCTTGCTCATAAAGCGCCGCAGTGCGCCCGTTTACGCGAGACAGCGGAATGCGCTTGTCAACGATGGCTTTTGCCAACAAAGGAAACTTGGATAGGTCAGTAGACGCGCCTGACGAGCCGGGTGCTGGCGGCTTGTAAACTACATTTACTTTGCCTCGCGGGTCTCGTTGCGCCACAACATTGGGTGGCAACCCAAGTGCCTGTTCTTCATCGGAAGTCAACGTATTGTATGAGCCAGTTCTGCCAGCCATTTCTAGTTTTCTGGAAAAGCCTGACAACTCATTTTTTACTTCAGGACTGAACGTCGGCGGAAAGTTGGCGTAAGGATGCCGTTCCTTAACCTTAGCGACCCAAGCGTCATAACTTGGCTGGTCGTTGACGTACATCTCCAACTGACCGCGCATATTGGCAAGGTAGTCAGTGTCTTCTTTGGTAAGGCGGCTAAAGTCTTCCTGCTGCGCCGCTTGCAGTTCAGGCGCAACATCCTGCCCGCCCATAGCGTAGGCGTTTTGCCAGTTGGTTTGCCCGGTTGCGGGGTTGATGCTTTGAGCAAGTGCGTTACGCACGGCCGTCTGCCGAGCCAGCGCGTTCTGCTTGGCCTGACGCTCCAGTCCTCGCTCTCGCGGAGCAAACACCGACTCATCGTCCAAAAACATTTGGTAGCCGGTATCGCTAATGTTCACAGGTTGCATAGGCATGATTGTGACCTCAGTACTTAATGCCGGGCGTGCCTACGCGCGGTGCGTAGGGGCCGGGGCCGTATCCCGCGCCACTGTAATCTTTGAACGAACCGCTTCCGTAGTTGCCAAGCAGGTCATTTGCTATGCCACCAAGGCTACCAATCATGGCATTGCTGGCATTGGCAATAGGCTTGTATTGAGATGCACGCGCTTCAGACGCGCCCACAATGTTTTTACCACCGCCAGTCGCGTAAAACTGACCCGCTTGACCAAGGGCTGCTGCGGCGTTTGCGCCTACACTCTGTTGCCCAGCAAGCATATTGTAGCGATTCAGCCGATTTTGCTGATAACGGTTGTAAGCATTTCCGTACTCAGCCGATGCCTGCTTGCCAGCAAAATCGCTAGCGGCTTTCAGGGCAGCGCCTGAGATAAGGCCACCGCGTGCAGCTGCCTGGCGGTCCAGCCCCTTTAACCCTTCTTGCAAGCGGAAGGCGTAGCCGGGGTCGGCTTCGTAATCAGCCATCGTGAAGTCTTTCAGCATATTGCCGTATCCCTGCGAGGCGGCATCGCCTGATAGCCCCATCTGCCGCATGAGTTCGGCATTGCTGAGATTGCCGGACTGTAGGTACGGGTTCTGCCAGCCAACCTGATTTTCGTACATCTGCTTTTGCAGAGCGAGGGACTTTTCCTGCCCAGCAGCAAGTTCTGCGGCAGTTTTCTTAGCCGCTTTCTTGAGGTTCTTTTTTTGCAGGATGGCACTGCCACCCTTTACGGCAGTGACAGCAGCAGTTACCGGGTCAGGCATGGTCAAACTCCTTCAGGTAGTCGGCGTACTTTTCGCCGTACAGCCCCATCACCACATGAGCCATCTCAAGTGCCTTGTCGGGGCCATGACAAAGCGCGACTACCATCAAAACAACATCGTAATAGGCAGCACGCCAGACGAAAGAAACCTCGCTGACGGCATAGTCATCTTCGGCATCGTTTGCCCCCTGCCACTTGAACAGGGCATTGGCAAGGATAGGCGACAAGTGCGGTTCGTTTGCCTTGTAGAACGGGTTGGTAGGCATCGCCACCAGCACCCGCCACACGGTCTTCAGAATGTCCTGCCGCGACACCTCATCGCGGTCGTACAGGTCGTCAAACACCTGTATCGCCTCCCACAGGTTCTGAAGCCATGCAGCGGCA